GGAAAAGCTAAGGGCAAAACCGCGTCAGGTGCGAAGCCCACTAACCAGAGTCTCTACAACAAAGTAACTGCAGAAGCCAAGAAAAAGTTTGATGTATGGCCGTCGGCCTACGCCTCCTCATGGGTTGTGAAGACCTACAAGGACCGCGGGGGTAGCTACTCCTAATGGCAAAGACACAGGGCGGCCTCACCAAGTGGCACAATGAAGAGTGGGTCGACATCAAGACCGGCAAACCCTGCGGACGCCAAGAGGGGGAAAACAGGGATTACCCTGCATGTCGCCCCAAGACGGTTGCGGCAAAGATGACAAAATCTGAAAAGAAGTCCGCGGCTGAGAAGAAAACCGACTCTGACCGTGTTGAGTATGCGGTTACTGCGAGTGGCCGAAGACGCCAGAAGGCGGCTATGGGTGGTTACACGGAAAGATGGAGTAAAGCACGTGCCAAAGGCTAGTAGCGCAGAACGTCTACCCTCGGGTCGTATCAAGTACCGTGACGAGACGTTTTCCGGTTTCAACAAGCCGAAGAGAACTCCCAATGGTCCGAAGAAGTTTGCAGTCCTTGCAAAAAAGGGTGATGAGATTAAGCTCATCCGATTCGGCGACCCCAATATGGAGATTAAGCGGGACAGTCCCGAACGAAGAAAATCATTCCGTGCCCGACACAACTGTGATACGGCGAAAGATAAATTCACGGCTAGATATTGGTCTTGTAAGAACTGGTGATTTGATGGAATACGATATAGAAAGTTTAATTGAACAACTGATTGACCACGAGGGCTTGAAGTTGGAGCCCTACGAGTGTACTGCCGGTAAGCTGACTATCGGCGTAGGACGCAACATAGAGGACCGCGGTATCTCCGTCGATGAAGCCCATTACTTACTCAAGAACGATATCGAAATCGTTGAGCGTGAACTACTTGAGGCACAACCTCTTGTATCTATGCTCGACGCAGTTCGACAACGTGTATTGGTTGATATGGGTTTCAACCTCGGTACTCCGACACTTATGAAGTTTCAGAAGATGTGGGACGCCATTGAAGATGAAGACTGGGATGAAGCGGCAGAGCAGATGATGGACTCCCGTTGGGCGAAGCAGGTGGGCCGCCGGGCGGAGCGACTCTCACAGGCTATGCGTACAGGCGACTGGGTCTGAGGATTCACTTGACGTAAGAAACGTGGGTACTTAAACTATATCTATGATAGACTTCAAAATCTACACGTCGAGTCACGGCCCCCTCTCTCCTGAACAACTATCCGAGATGGCGGCCAACGAAATCATCACGGTTAGTGACACGGCTCCGCAACCCTTGCGGGATCAAGCCCACCAATTTCGCGAAGAGATTGAGCAGGTTATCGCAAAATACATGCGGCAAGGCATCAACTCTCATCTAAAATACGCAATTAAACAAGGATAATAAAATGGCGATTACAACTGCAATGTGCTCATCTTTCAAGGAAGAATTACTGAAAGGTCAGCACGACTTCGATTCTTCGGGTGGACACAGCTTCAAAATTGCACTGTTCACTTCCTCTGCAACTCTCGGTGCCGCAACAACAGACTACAGCACCTCGAACGAAGTTGTAGGCTCCGGCTACACTGCTGGCGGTGAAGACCTCACCAGCCAAGGCGTAAGCCTCACAGGTACAACAGCCTTTGTTGACTTCGCAGATGTCACTATTTCTTCTGCGACAATCACAGCGAACGGCGCACTCATCTACAACACAACCACGGATGGTGGTACGAATACAACCAATGCGGTTGCCGCCCTCGCATTCGGGGGTGACAAGACGTCAACCAACGGTGACTTCACGATTCAATTCCCTACGGCTGACGCTTCCAACGCTGTAATTCGCATCGCGTAAGGGCCGGAAAAGATGCCACAGACAGGGGCTTTTTACGGGGAGGGAGTCTACGGCACCGATGAGTACGGTGCTGTAGGTTTTACTGTCCAGTTTATACCTGCTGTTTATGGCACTGCAGTCTACGGCGATTCCATCTACGGCGTCGATGAAGTAGGCCTCGAGGCAACCGGGGCTGTAACGACGGTTACGGTTACCGCAGGTGCAACTGCACTACCTATCGGTGTATCTGCCGACATCATCACAGATGACCCTGTGGTCACTGGGGACGAGGTTACTGTCGATGCAGAGGCTCTGGTTGATGCCACGGCTGTTGAGGGCACGGGGGTCGTTAATGACCCGATTGTTGCTCTACCGACCGTAGTCCCAACCACTGGCGTCTCCGCAACAGCGACCGCCAACCCACTCGGCCCCGTAAGTGTCACTGGGACAGGTGAAGTAGGGGACGTAGAGACCTTTGCTGAGGCTGTCACAACATCCCCCGCGGTAACGGCCACGGGCGAAACCACAACGACAGTCATCGACGCAAAAGCTGTGGTCATTCCCCCGAGCGTTTCCGGCACGGGGCAAGTCAACACCACAACCATCACGACGACTACCAACATATTCCAAGCCGCAAACAGGACGATCCGCCGTCAGGTCTACGTCCCGAGCGCACCTCCTCGAACTATATTTGTGAAGGCCGCATAAGCTATGGCATTAAAATGGCCGGATAAAGATCCGGATGAGCAACTCGATTACTCGATTGATTGGTCCCGCTATTTAGGGGACGACACAATTGCCTCCGTGGTGTGGTACATCGAGGACGCCGACGGGGTGAAGCAAACGTGGGCTGGCACGACAGTCATTAACGACCTCCAGCACATCAGCAGTTCCAACACCAACACCGTAGCAACCATCCAGCTTGCCCTCGGAGACAACAACACGGTCTACACCATCTACTGCGAGATAACCACCGCGGCTGGAATTACAACAGAACGTAAGGTACGTATTCGCGTACAGGAGAGAGCGTAGTGGCGTACGATTACCTAGGTCTCGTAAATGATGTTGCGCTCCGTCTCAACGAGACTCAGCTCACGAGCTTGAACTTTGACAGCGCAACAGGTTTCTACCCCACCATCAAGGAAGCCATCAACTCTTCCATCCGACACATCAACCAAGCACACTTCTTCTGGCCCTACAACCACAACACCGAGGAAGTAGAGCTCGAGGCTGGGGTCTCTCGGTACTCTCTCGCCTACAACGCAAAGTACGTAGACTTTGGCTCATTCCGCCTCAAGCGGGACGATGACTTAAATGTCACACGTGGCCGTCGCCTACGCCAGCTTACCTACTCAGAGTACCTCGACACCAACATCGACCAAGAGTATGAGACGGATGTGACAAAGGGTGCAGAGCCCCGTAATGTTGTCCGTACACCCGACGAGAAGTTCATCGTGGTGCCGATGCCGGACCAAGCCTACGAGCTCGAGTACGAGTACTACATGGAACCTGTGGACTTGGTGAGTGCTACGGATATCCCGACGGTGCCCGACCGGTTCCGCCACGTGATCATCGACGGGGCGATGTACTACGCCTACATGTTTCGCGACAACATCGAGATGGCGAACCTGTCGCAGAGTAAGTTTGAGAACGGCATCAAGAACATGCGTACTCTCCTCGTCAACGAAAACATTTACTTCCGGAGTTTTTAAGGATGCCGGATCGCTGGCAGTCATTTCCCGTAGAGTTTCGGGGCGGCCTCGTTACGAACCTCTCACCACTTCAGCAAGGGACACAATCCCCCGGCAGTGCGACTATCCTACGTAACTTCGAGCCATCCATTGAGGGTGGCTACCGACGTATCCTCGGGTACAGTAAGTGGGATGATGCGGCACTGACAGGCTCAGGCCTCGTGCGAGGAGTTGCAGAGTACCAGACTGAAGCGATAGCGGCACGGGGAACCCACGTGTACACCTCAGCGGGTAGCGGCTGGACCCAGCTTACTGATAGTGGCACGTATTCCTCTACGGGCGTCACCCTCGGGGGAACCGGTAAGGTCCGCTTCGCGAAACACCACTTCGGCACAGGCAAGGTTTTAATCATCACGGATGGCAACGGTAAGCCCTTCAAGTTTGATGGTAGTACGTTTTCCCAGATCACTACTGCACCGTCCGATGCATCCGGGGCAACCCACGTCGTGGAGCACAAGAACCACCTTTTCTTTGCCAACGACACTTCCCTCATCTTCTCCGCACCCTTTAGTGACACAGACTTCAGTGCGGCTTCTGGCGGGGGCGTCATCGAGTTCGACAACGAGATTACTGACATCCTCACCTTCCGTGAGCAACTCATTATCTTCACGAAGAGAACCATCTTCCTCCTCGCGGGTAGCACTATCGCGGACTTTCAGGTCCAGCCCATCACGAAAGACATCGGCGCAATTCAAGCGGACACTGTACAGGAAGTCGGCGGTGACTTGATGTTCTTGGCGGCGGACGGCTTCCGCCTCTTGAGCGGTACGGAGCGCAACAACGATTTTGGATTGGGCGTTGTATCGAAGGTGATCCAGTCTGAAGTCTTGAACTTCATCGATAAATCCACAAGTTTTGCAAGCGTAGTGGTCCGCGGTAAGTCCCAGTACAGAATCCTCGGTTACAATCAAAACTTTACAGATTCCGCGGCATTGGGTATAATGGGAGTACAGTTTGCCCCACAAGGCGGCGCACAGATGGCGTGGGCTGAGACACGTGGTATCAATGCCTACGTAGCGTACAGTGAGTACGTTCAGGATGAGGAGCTCATACTCTTCGCTAACGACGATGGTTACGTCTACCGGATGGAGTCAGGAAACAGCTTTGACGGATCTAACATACCGTCAACAT